GCCGGATCTGATTCGTATGCATCGACTGCACCAGTGACCGCAGCCCAGGCCCACGGTGGAGACGAACTCAGTCCACCACCCATGAGCACAGTAAATTGACTGTTGCGCGCATTGCCTAGAGCAGTGAGTGCTGCCTGATTCCCAATCGCCCCGATAAAGAGCGACGTGTCCTTTTGCTCATATGGATGCCACCAACTCAGCGCCATGGCCTCGAGTTTGTCATGATTGGTGTCATCGGCGTAGGCGGAAATGATCGTCTGGAACCAAGAACCACCGATGGCCGTGATTGCGTCGGCAACGTCAGGATCGGTAGCACCAGCAATCACGCTGCCGACTTGGGTGATGACACAAGTGATACCAGCTGGGAGCCCTTCTCCGGGAATCAGGTTTTGGGCAAGGTTGATGTAGTTGCCAAGAGTGCCTTTATGGAGGCATGTGATCGTCACAGTCGACGTGCCAGCCGCTGAAACTGGCAGATTGTGTTCAGCCACATATGCCGTAATGTCTGCTACGACAGCAGCGCCAACAGTGGCCGCCGCATCGCCAAGCGTCACCGCCGTAGTGATACGCTCACCACCAATGTACGTATAGACCACGCCGTCATCTGTGGCAGTCCCCGAAAAGACAAACGTTCCAGTGGCGGCCGTGCCAGCACCTTCATCATCAAGTGCTACTGCCCATAACTCGGTGTACGGATTGGCAGCTTTGAAGTAGTCGATCATGTGAGCGAGGATAGACCCGTGACCAAAATACTCTTCACCAGCATCGGCACTAGGAACAGAGACAGGAATCTCTGCGGCGACTGTGCCAGCGGCCAAGCGTTGCCCGATGATCAGTGCGACACTCGGAATGTCTGGAGCTGTTGAGACAGCTCGTGCATTCGAAAACTCGGTGAATACACCATGAGTGCGCAGATTCGTCGAGATGAGATCGAATGAAATACTCATTTGGTGTCACCTTTCTTTTGCTTCTGGTCTACCTGTGTCTCAGCTTTTTGACCGCTCTTCTCAGAAGTTTTATCGATCACGTCGCGCATCTTCACCTTGCGTAGCCAATACATATTCTTTGGCTTCCATTCCCCACTATCAGAGAGCATTCTCATTGTAAGCGGATCACGCACAGGTCCAAATGGCCCTGGAGCAACGAAGAATTTCTCAATTGGTTTGCGTGCCATTGTTTTCTCCTACGACGCCACGATCACAAGACTCATCTTGTTGGCAGTCACATTCACCGTGTCATCGGCTTTTACCCAAAGCTCGATGTAGTCATTCTCATCAAGATCAAGAGTAGACTTCAGCGAAATAGATTCAGCACCACCAGCTAAAGTCAACTCTTCTTCTGCCTCAGCGGTCTCGTCAACTGTGCCATTCTTTGCAAATGCGAATGTCACCTTTGCATCGGCGCTCACCTCTACAGATACATTCGCCTCGACCATGAACGGCTTTGAAGCCGTCCCCGTATGTCTCAGTCTATTGTTGCTCGGCATATCAACATCGACACTTACAGGCGATGTTACGAGAGTAGTCGTGCCAGCAATTTTCTGATATGTATCTGCCACCGCAATCGATGTTGCCGAAGCCGAACTGATGTATGCTCGTCCGTATGCGCTCATGAGAGTCCCATTCAGAAAGATATCGAACTCATATTCGATGATTCCGTCTCTCTCGGCTATGTCGGTTTGTACATTCAAACGGTTGAAGTCGTCAAGCGTTGTGAGATCGAATGTTCCGATCTCGACTTGCTGCGTCCATGAGACAGACCACAGAGACACCAGGTGGCGATCTATATCAGGTAGATATAGGTTGTTGATCATCACTCCATCTTCAGGAGCTTTGGCAAAGTCACAGCCCCACGTATTCTCAATAGCAAGCTGAGCCACAGACTCGGCTAGAGCTGGGGCAGCTCTATCTCTTACCGATACTGAGCTACCTTTAGTGATGATGAAAGCTACAACTTCAGCATCACACAATCCACACACTCCGCCTATACGTCTTGTCCTTCCGCCGAACACAGCCACAAGACATGATGGCTCTTGAACAGAGACGCGTTTGATTTCTTCTAGAGAGAATCGCCCACCATGCCCTTGAACAGCACGAAAAGTAGAGATATTGCTCTCAATACTCTCTACGATTGCATCTCTGAGAGCAACAAGACTCATACGCCGATTGTCTCCAGAATCCAAGTATTAATGGTTCGCTCGACCTCGTCTTGATTGTCATCAGACAACCCTAGATGCTCCCTAGGTGGAGTATTTCCATCTCTGCTGCCGAGCTGCATTGTTGCTGCATAGACACGATTGCTACCTATCTCAACACCGTCAACCAATACATTATGCGTCATCGAATCAACAAGATCGCCATACAGCCTTAAAAATCCAAACTTGATTTTCCCCAACTTCTTTTTTCTGGCTTTGTAGCTATCAGAATACTCTGCCCACTTACCTCCGTCAGGTGGTCCCTCTTTTCTGACAATCCTCCTGCGAACTTGATTTTCTACCACAGCGCCAACGTTGTCCATCAGCTCTCTGGTATCGAGATGCGATAACCTGTCAAGGACGCGACGTGGTTTATTAAATCCACGAGCCTCTATTGATAGCGCAACCCCGCTCATAGCAGTCCTGCCAGATTCGTGCGGGAAAATATCCTTGTCTCGCTGGTAGATGCAATCTCAGGCTCATCTTGAACAACTACCTCTGCCTCCTCGACCCCGAGAGAGACAACTCCTCGAGATAATCTGTCGAGCCACTTCACACCGTTGTTGTAGCGTGTTTCTTTATCCTCAGCCATCGATGTATGGTTGACGCTTATGTGATACATAGCCAAATCACAGCAGACGCGTTTCAGCACACCTGGAGTTGCGGCAAGAGGTAAATCATATCGCACTGCCAAGTACGAATCGATTTCTTCCTCAGCTGCTGTGATTCCAGCTTCGATAACTGCAACAACGGTTGGATTGGACAGAGAACCAGAAGCCTCGCGGTCAGCGGCAATCAGGAGTTGCTCTTCTCCAAAGTATGCTTCGAGATCTGATTGCACTGCGTAGGCCACTGAATCACCTCACTGCTCGACTTCCACTTCGAGTTCGATCTCCTCGACCGCGACATGCCCACCTTTTTCTACCGTCTTGATTTCTCCGAGCTGAGATTCATCTAAAAGATCGATAGGCACTTCCCATGGAGAACCCGGCATCAGCTTCCTTCCGCAGACCCAAAATCCTTTTGTCTGCTTACCAGAAACCCTCAAAGCTGGCTTCACGACGAAATTCCTCGGCTTGCGCAGTTCAGCAATCTCGTCGTGAATCGCAGTCATGTGAGAGATAATGACGGAGGTCTCTTCCTCTGAGTATCCTTCGCTGAGCAGATCTGCTTTGTCAGGCACAGATGGGATTGAAGCATGCTCTGTCCAAGTCTCACCATCATCAGATGTCACCACTTTGCCATCATCCTCGGCCAAGTCTTCGAGCTCCTCGTCTTCAGGATCGTCGCTGTCTTCAGAAAGATCTTTGAGCTCCTCGTCTTCGAAATCTATCTGCTCGGCAATCTTCTTTTTCGGCACGATTGACTCCTTAGGTCAGGAACGGGGTGAGGACGATGTCATAGGCACCATACAGAGGGTTGCTCTCGCCATTCGCTAGACGCTCTTTCTTGACGAGATTGCGCGCAGCAACTGCATTCGAAGGGCCAACCAGAATCGTGTCAGGCATGACTCCAAGCGGGTGACCTTCGTCATCCTTCAAAGCAATCATTGCCTGATAGTAGGCGTCGACGTTCGTCTCGTTCAACGTGTTGAGTGAGCCATACGCAAGCTGCCAGAATCCGTAGCCGGCAGCACCGTAGCCATTGACGCCGTATACGTACTCATTGCGCCAAAACACGTTTTCGTCATTCTGTTGAGTCTTCATGACAAAAGTATAAGGTTCGCGCTTCTGGTAGATGAACGGCTTGATCGGCTTTTTCGTGTCCAGCATCAACCAGAGATTCGTCGATGGGGTGGAATCATAGTTACTGACAGTAGTATCCACACCATTCACAACGATCGGGTGAC